TCTTGCAATTTATGGAAAGGAGAATTGATGGAAGTTTTTACTCTAAAAGAATGGGAAGATAATTTTGACGAACTCATAGGAAGAGTTGAAAAAGGTGAAACCATAGGTATTGTGAGAGAAGATGGTAAAGCAGCAGTAATGATGCCTGCTGATGATGAAATTTTACGAATACATACTGAGCAAAACAACGACGCTCAGTAATTCATCATCAGGGAGTGTCGCATAATGGTTAATGCGCCCTGCTTATAACGGGGTCATCCGAGTTCAATTCTCGGCATTCCTATTTGCTTCCTTAGCAATCTGGTGAATGCAGCAAACTCATAATTTGCCTAAGGTGAGTTCGATCCTCACAGGAAGCATCCGCGAGTATGGCGGAATCGGTAGACGCACCAGACTTAAAATCTGTTGAGCATTGTGCTCGTGGGAGTTCAAGTCTCCCTACTCGCACTCAGGGGAAGGAGTTAGCCCCACTATATGTAAAGTCACTCTGCGAGAAATGAAGATTATATGATAGGGGTTTTCTTTGGTGAGTGAATAACATAAGGTTCCTGGTGGTGCGGGAACCTTTTTTTTATGAAAATAAATAAAAAAAGAATAATATTGTTATGTCTTATACAGTAACCACAAAGAAGTGTTGGTATGATGACTATAGGATGATAGTCAAAATGTTTTTCTTAAATGATGTTCCATTTACATTTGATGATTTGCCTGTAGGTTATTTTTATGATCGAGAAATAGTAAAAGAAGCAGATAATAATAAAGAATATTCTGTAGAGGATATTTTTATGGGTTCTAATTATTTGATTATGGAACAATGCCATCCTTGCTTTGACGATATTGAGATATTAAATCCCGAAAACTTACCAGAGGATATACAAAGTTTTTATAATGGAGAGGAGGATTTGCTAGGATAAATAAAACATAGAAATAGTATAGAAGCAGTAATACAATGCCTCTGAATAAGTTAGATTCTATCATTAAGAATACTGAAGGTCGTATATTATACGTCAGTCCTTCGGATTTGGATTCAACTGATAGCATTAGTAATCAAGGAAATTCTCTTGCCAGACCATTTAAAACTCTTCAGAGAGCATTAATTGAGTCTGCAAGATTTTCATATGTAAAAGGAAATAGTAACGACGAAACAGAAAAAACCACAATTCTTTTGATGCCTGGTGAGCACGTTATTGACAATAGACCGGGTTATACTATTGATAGTGCGGGGGGAATAACCACTCCCGATGGATCTACAGTAAGACCATTTGCTTTAACATTAGACTCTGTTTTTGACTTAACACAAAAAGATAACGACCTTTACAAGTTCAATAGTGTAAATGGTGGTGTAATTGTTCCTCGTGGAACTTCAATCGTTGGTCTTGATTTAAGAAAAACCAAACTGCGCCCACTTTATGTTCCAAATCCAACTGATGATAGTGTAGATTATTCTGCTCTTTTTAGAATTACTGGAGCATGTTATCTTTGGCAGTTCTCAATTTTTGACGCGAATGAATTTGAAACCGTATATACTCAACCAAATGATTTTAGTGTAAAGTCTACTCCAACATTTTCTCACCATAAACTTACGGTATTTGAATACGCCGATGGTGTCAATGAAGTTGGTAGTAAGGGTCTTACAGACCTTCAGATGTACTATGCCAAATTATCCCAAGCTTATTCTACCGGTTCTGGTAGACCAGTTGATACTGATGATACATTCCCAATAAATGATTTAGGATTTAATCCCAGAAGACCAGAATTTGAAATTGTCGGTGCATTTGCCGCAGATCCTATTACAATTTCATCAATTCAAGCAGGTGATGGATTAACTGCCACCAGAAGAATTAAAGTTACCACACAAGAAGAACATGAGTTGAATGTGGGAACACCTATTCGTATTAAAGGTGTATCTGATAATTCTTATAATATTTCAACGAAAGTTGTAAGTATTGATACAGATAACAATAAAATTTTCTTTTATAACATAACTGAAGATCCAACTTTTGTCAATCCTGGACCATTCACAAGTCAAGGCACTGTAACCATTGAAACTGATACAGTTACTGGAGCATCTCCTTATATCTTTAATATTTCTATGCGTTCTGTATGGGGTATGCAAGGTATGAACGCCGACGGAAATAAAGCAACTGGTTTCCGTTCAATGGTTGTTGCTCAGTTTACGGGTGTTTCACTGCAAAAAGATGATAGAGCATTTGTAAAATATAATGAGTCAAGTAGAACATACGAGAATACATTTTATGCTGCAGGAACAACACAAAGTGGTTCTGAACTATCCTCAAAATCATCATCAACTGGAACAGTTTATCACTTAGATTCTGGGGCAATTTATCGTCAAGGATGGGAACAATCACATATCAAGATTAGTAACGATGCAATTGTTCAGGTAGTTTCTGTTTTTGCTATTGGTTACAACAAACATTTTGTTGCCGAGACTGGTGGTGATGCTTCTATTACTAACTCAAACTCTAACTTTGGTCAGTTATCTCTGGTCTCTGATGGATTTAAGAAAGAGGCATTTGCTAAAGATAATAAGGCATTTATTACTCATATTATTCCACCAAGAACAATTGATTCCACCGAAGAAAGTATTGATTGGTTGACTCTTGATCAGGATGCGTCAAATACTTCAACTAAGTTATACATCTTTGGATTTAAAAACAAACAAGTAAATCCACAGGTTCTTACTCAAGGATATCGTGTTGGTGCAAAAGTAAACGATAAACTTTTCTTAGGAACTAACTCTGCAAGCATTCTAATGCCAAATGGAGCATCTTCATTTGAACAGTATTCAGTCGATGCACCAAGTAATAATTTATTTACAGTTTCTAATAGTGGAACTCATAATTTGACAACTGGTGAAAAAGTTATCATTATTAGTGATGATGGTGATTTACCAGAAAATTTGAGAACAAATACAGTTTATTATGCAATTGCTCCAAATAATACTACATTCAAACTTGCCGCATCATTGGCAGAAGCAACTTCAGATAGTCCAATTCAAGTATATAGTGGAACAAATCTAAAAGTTACTACAAGAGTTTCTGATAAAGAAGCAGGAGATATAGGACACCCAGTTCAATTTGATGAATCTGCAGGTCAGTGGTATATTACTGTAAGTGCAACTGGAAATACTATTACTTCACAGTTGACGGGATCTGGTGCCACTGATGAACCAACTACAGTCAAGAGAATTTCAGATAACAGAAGTCTTGATGAAAAGATTTACAAAGTTAGAGTTGTAGTTCCAAGTCAACTTACAAACGCAAAAACACCAGAATCTGGATTTGTTATTCAAGAATCAAGTTCAACTGGAATAAGAACTGATGCTGATGCATCTGCTTCTAGTATTTCTACTTCTGATTATGATTTTAATCGTAATCTAAGACTTATCAGCACCTGTTCTTTTTCCACACCAACAGTCACTGTTGTTGCAGAACTTCCTCACAATTTAAAAACCGGTGACTCTATTATCGTTAAAAATGTTACAGATTCTACAAATACAACTGGATTAATTGATAAGGGATATAACGGAACTTTTACTATAACTGTTGTCGATGATTTGACATTTACATATACTACATCAACAACACCAGGAGCATCATTTACAAATAATGTAAATTCAAGAACTACAGCACTTCCAAGATTTGAGAGAAATAATCTCCAGGAAAATATCTATATCTATAGAAATGAAATTATTTCGGAATATGAAGAAAATGATAGTAATGGTGTATACCACATTTATGCATTAAATGCAAATAATGCGATTCAAAATCAATTTACAAATCTCAAATATAGTCAAAATGTAACTGATTTATATCCACAACTTGATAGAGATAATGTCAATGATAATCCCAATAGTGCAACAACCTATGCATTAAGGTCTCCGATAGGAGAAGTTCAGACAGATGATCTTAAGAAGAGTATTACGAGAGAAACAACTGATAGGTTATTAACAACTTTAGGTATTGGTCTTGATGTTTCATCAGTCACAAATCCAACCTCAACATCACCAACAGTTGTTTTTGACAGAAACCATGGTTTTGCCGGTATTGTAACTGGAAGTGTTCCCGCAACATCGGGATTTAGTACAGGAACATATTATAATGTAAAAATTTATGATAATAGTGGATTAACAACTTGGAACGGTGCAACCGCAAAAGTTGTTGTTTCTACCGGAACAAATATATCTTCTGTAGAAATAATAAATGGTGGATCTAACTATTCTGCAGGAACATATTTCCTAGACACCAGTGTTATTGGAGTAGGAAATAATAATGCATTTACTGTCGTAACAAGTGGTCTTACATCTGGAATAGGTCAAGCTATTCAATTTACTGGTATTGGAACCGGAACAGATACATATCATCGTATTACTGGAGTTACTGCGAGAAATAGTGTTTCCATTGCAAGAACAACAGGAGATCCTGTAATTACTTCAGATAATTATGGATTTGTAACTGGACCATCTGTTGCATTCACTGCTTCTGGTGATAATATTACCGCAATAGGTCATGGATTAGAAGTCGGCAATAAGTTTAGAGTAATCGATGGTAGCAATAATAATGTTGGAGATTATATTGTCGGTGTTTCCACATCTCCTAATGAATTTGAAGTTACTGGTGGTATCGGAGCAGCATCAGGATTTATTCTGAAGCACGGTTTATCATCTAACAAAGGTGTTTCTGATAGAACAGATGAAAATCTTCAAGCAAGAGCAATCACTATTTTTGATGGAGAAACATTAACTCTCACTGAATCTTCAGGTATTACAGTTTCTACAACATCATTCTCTGTAAGTGGTGCTCAGGGTGGAGTCATTGAAAGATTCCCACTTGGAACTTACATTCAGGTTGATGAAGAGATTATGAGAATCTCAAGCAGTAGTCTCAGTGGAGTTCCTTCTGATAAAATTACAGTAATTCGTGGGGCACTTGCAACTAAAGCAACCACCCACGTAGTCAATTCTGTAATTAAGAAAATTAAAGTCCCTACGGTTGAATTCCGTAGACCATCAATTCTTCGTGCATCTAGTCATACATTTGAATATCTTGGATATGGTCCTGGTAACTATTCTACCGCACTTCCACAAGTTCAGGATAGAACTCTGACTGAAAGAGAGGAATTCTTATCACAGTCTCAGGAAAGATCTAATGGTCTTGTTGTTTATACTGGTATGAATAATAAGGGTGATTTCTTTATTGGTAACCAGAAGAAATCTTCTGCAACTGGTGAAGAAACTAACTTTGATATTCCGGTTCCAACTGTTACTGGTGAGGATCCAGCAAGATTGAGTGCAGTATTTGATGAAGTTATAATCAAAGAAAGATTAGTCGTAGAAGGTGGCAAGTCAAATCAAGTATTATCACAGTTTGATGGTCCCGTCACATTTAATGAAAAGATAAAAGCAACAAACACAGTTAAGATATCTAATCCACTTGATTCTACAGGAACCACTTCTGGAGCACTTGTAGTAACTGGTGGTATTGGAGTTGGTAAGACTATTACCGCACAAAATGTAACTGTTGGTAATGTTACTATTAAAGGATCTACGAGTGAAGTGTCAACGACAAGTGGTGACTTAAACGTCACTGCTCTTGAAGGAAATTCAGTAGCAATTAAAACAGATACCACCATTACAGGTGAAGTATTAATTACTGGTGTTACTACAATCACTGGTGATACGGATATTATTGGAGACTTGGACTTAACTAATTCCCCTTCCAATAAGGGTAGAATTAGTGCTAATTATCTTGATGTTCCAAATATTTCCCCTGTTGGAAGTATTATGATTTGGCCAGGTGCAACTAATAGTTGGCCAACAACAAATTGGAGAGAATGCAATGGTGCAGGTGGATTTAGTCAGGCAAATCATCCTGATTTATGGGCAGTGATTGGAAACACTTATGGTGGAAACAGCAGTAACTTTAATCTTCCCGATTTACAAGGTCAATTCATAACTGGTATTGGTGCTGATACTTGGAACAATACTTTGGCTGGAACTGGTGGTAGATCTGATGTGGTGTTACCACAACATAATCATGATATTGATGATCCTGGACATGCTCATGATTTCGTCGCCGCAAGAGAAAATGGTAATGTTGAACAAAATGATGGTGCTATACAATGTCGAAATACGAACTTAACGACTGATGCTAATACTACTGGTATTACTATAGATGATGTTGTTAGCACTAACACGAATGCATCAATTGTAAATAACTCAGATGATATTAACATAGCAAACCTACCACCATATAGGGCACTCTATTACATCATAAGAATTAAATAAATAACTCTAAAGATTATAGTAATGGCAAATATTAGGAAGTCATTTAATTTTAAAAACGGTGTTCAGGTTGATAATAATAAATTCGTTGTAAATGCGAATGGAATGGTAGGGATAGGGACATCCTCCCCACTGGCACCGAATAAATTAGATGTTCGTGGTGACACGAGAATTACTGGACTTGCCACTGTAAATAATGTATTTGTATCAGAAGGTCTTGAAGTATCTGGTATAACCACCGTTGGTTTTATAACAGCAAGTAGTGGAAATGTTTCAGGTATACTCACAGTAGGTCAACTTAGTGTTGGAAGCAATATTGTAGATAATTTAATTGGATATGGATTTACAGCATTTATTACTGATAATGGTGGAGTAGGACTTCACACAACATCAAAAATTGGTATCAATACTTCAATAAGTCCCGGAGCATCTGATAGTGAACTGACAGTTACTGGTGATGTACAAATTACAGGAATAACCACAACCGGATCTTTAACAGTTAATGCGGTCGCAACAGCATCAACATTTAGCGGATCTGGTGCATTATTGACAAATATACCAAATAGTGCCACAACCGCAAATTCTCAGACTGTAAGCAATACCATTGTATCTAGAGATTCTTCTGGTGGATTTAGTGCCGGTATTATTACGGCAACTTCATTTTTTAGTGGCACTTCCACATTATCACAGGGATTAACAGGAAGTCCTGCAATAGCAGTAACATCTGTAAATTCTACCGGTATCATAACTTCTAATACGAGGATAATCACACCATCCATTGGTGTGGGAACAGAATCTCCTAGTGCTGCTATTCATATCAGAAAATCTGGTATTGCTTCGATACAACTTACAAGTGATAATGAATATTCAGTTATAACTTTTGGTGAAAATGTATTGACATCATCTGATAATGGACAGATTAGATATGGATATGGAAATGCATTAGGAGATGCTCAATATAGTACAGAGCAATCTTTAGATATTATCAATCGTGGCACAGATAATCTTAATTTCTACTTAAATCTAAGTGGATTAGGTACGGCATTTAATTGGTTGACAAATGCTTCAACCAGAGCAATGGTTCTTACCAGATCTGGTAATCTTGGTATTAATGATACCTCACCATCAGATAGATTAAGTGTTGGTGGTGATGCTAGTATTACCGGAGATCTTAGTGTAGTTGGTTCGGGCAAAAGTATTACTACTCAGAAGATTGTTAAGGTTGGTGGTTCCTCAACAGAATTCTTAAAAGCAGATGGAAGTGTTGATTCTTCAACATATGTACTCGTTGGAACTGCTCTAACTAATGTTCAACAAGATACATCTCCAATATTAGGTGGAACCTTAAGTTTGAATGGACAGTCGATAACTGGCATTGGAACTATTAGTATAAATGGTAAGATTGGTGCTAGTAAAGCAAATATTTCTGGTATTCTAACAGCACAAAATGGTTTCACTAGTGGAACTGGTGGACCTGTTGAAATCAGTGTAGTTGGAAGTACCTTGACATTTAATGTTGTTGGTGTCGGTAGCACAAGCTTGACACTTCTCTAATATACTGCTAGACTAGGTTTGTCTTCGTTAAAGATAATAATATAAATGAATCTAAGTGATCTAATATATGTCAAAGAAAATGTATTAGATCACGAGTTTTGTCGTGAATTGATTTTAAAATTTAATAGTGATGATAGGAAACAACCAGGAACTGTTGGTTCTACCGGTGCAACAGGAGCAATTATATCCAATGTTAATTTAGAATTAAAAAAGTGTTTAGATCTCCGTATAACTGGTCTTAAAGAATGGAATAAAGAAGATAAAATATTATGTAAGTCTTTCAATAAAAATGTAATCGATTATTTTGAATATACTAATAAATTTTCTCCTAGAGAAGAAAATAATAAACCCGTATTTGGAAATGGAATTTGTAATTTTAGAGATCGTGGATACTTGATGAGATCATATGAAAAATCAGATGGTTATTTTAGGTGGCATAATGATTTTTCATTGGATAAACAATATGGTCTTAGAATGCTAACTCTTATTTGGTATCTGAATGATGTAGAGGAAGGTGGAGAAACTGAATTTGTTGATGGAACTCTTGTCAAACCAAAAACGGGACAACTATTAATATTTCCAACATCATGGTATATGGCACATAGAGGAAGAATGCCAATATCAAATAAGAAATATATTATTACAAGTTGGTTATATGGTAAACAGTAGACACTTGGATGACTGTCCTATGGGTCGCACCATGGACGGTTTCGTGCTATAATATGTTCATTGATACGGAGACGACTTGACCATCACCCTTCGACCCCATCAGAAGAAAGCAGTCAATGCGATGTGGGAAAACAGCAAAGGTCAGGTCATCATCCCTACCGGTGGTGGCAAGACCATCTGCATGATTGATGATGTTATGACTAACATTGAGATGATCAATCGTGGTCAGACTTTTATTGTTGTAGCACCACGTATTCTGCTTGCAGAGCAACTTTGTAGTGAGTTTCTTGAGGTAATCGATACAACTCATACACATGTGATGCATGTTCATAGTGGTGAGACTTCACACTTCTCCACAACAAAAGCAGAAAAGATCAATCTTTTTGTAAATACTGCTAGAACTGCTGGTGAGAATGTAGTAATCTTTACCACATATCACTCTCTACATCGTCTTGTAGAAGCAGATATCGAAGTCAACACGATATACTTTGATGAAGCGCATAACTCAGTCCAACGTAACTTTTTCCCTGCTACGGAGCACTTTTCTGCTGATGCTGATCGGTGTTACTTCTTCACTGCTACTCCTAAGCATTCTCTCTCTATTTACAAACCAGGTATGAATGATGCGGATGTCTATGGAAACGTTATTTGTAATGTTCCTGCTCCTTTGCTTGTCGATGAAGGTTATATTCTTCCTCCAAAAGTTGTTGTTAAGCAATTAGATATGGTTCAGGATAAGCAGATGATTGCTGATCGTGACTGTGAGAATTTGATTGAGACAATTGATGAGAACTCACTGGACAAAATCCTGATTGCCGCACGTTCTACCAAACAGATTATCAAGCTTCTGAGTCAATCTGACTTCCGTAATGAACTGGCAAAACGTGGTTATTCCTGTCTGTATATTACATCCAAGACTGGTGCCGTGATTGATGGTCAGAAAGTCAATCGTGAGGTATTCTTTGATACTCTGAATGCATGGGGTAAAGATCCTAACAAAAAGTTTGTTGTTCTTCATCACTCTATTTTGTCTGAAGGTATCAACGTCAGTGGACTTGAGGCAGTATTGTTCATGAGAAACATGGACTACATCGGAATCAGTCAGTCAATCGGTCGTGTCATCCGTTTAGGAGGGTCTCAGAAGACCTTTGGACTGGTATGTGTTCCAGTCTATGATAAAGTGGGCATCAACACTGCCAAGTCCGTTCAGGCAGTCGTAGACACCGTGTTTAAGCAGGGTCAACCTGCCATCTCCGTTATTCGTCGTTGAGGTTATTATGAAAGGTTGGACTCGTTGTTGGGATGGAAAAGAAATTCTTCAAGGTTCTTGGGAATTATGTCAAACAAAACAGTGGAAAGATTTTAGAAGATATATGTGGAATGAAATTATTATTCCGATGGAAATTTATGGTGAAAGAGAAGTAAAGTGTGCCTATTGTGGGTGGAAAGGTCCAAAAACCAAAGAAACCTATTTCTGTTTAGA